AGATGACCCAAACTTTGAGTTGGTATGTGGGGACATTGTTGATTCGGGCTCGGTCTATAGCATAGTAGATAGTACTCAGCCAGACGAGTGTTATAATTTGGCAGCCCAAAGTCATGTTGGTGTTTCTTTTGAGCAACCTGAAGCAACCTTCCTTATTAACGCAGTTGGGCCTTTGAATATCCTAGAGGCTATTAGGAGGAGAAGTCCTGATACAAGATTTTATCAAGCCTCTACTAGCGAAATGTTTGGAGACAACTATACACAGGATGGAGAGCTCAAATATCAAGATGAGAATACTGCATTTGCTCCTCGCTCACCATATGCTGTTGCGAAGGTAGCAGCTCATAGCCTTGTTCATACATATCGTGAGTCTTATGGCTTACATGCTACCTGTGGTATTCTTTTCAACCACGAAAGTGAAAGAAGAGGAGAGAACTTTGTTACCAGAAAGATTACTAAGTATGTAGCCGGGTTGAAATGCCTTATGGATGACACAGGAGTAAAAGACTGTGATGTTCTTGGTAGTCATAGGCGAGAAGTATTATACTGGGATAATCAAGATGGTGATGAGGTCGAAACCAAGTATTTAGAGCTTGGTAATATAGACTCTCATAGGGATTGGGGTCATGCTGCTGATTATGTTCGGGGAATGTGGCTGATGATGCAAGAGGAGAGCCCTAGAGACTATGTGTTGGCCACGGGCTCTACACATAGCGTTAGGGAATTTCTCAACGCAGCGTTCAACTCCATAGGCATAGAAGACTGGTCTAAGTATGTTGTGATAAATCCTAAGTTCTTTAGACCGGCTGAAGTCGATTATCTTAAAGGTAATCCTTCCGGAGCTGAGTCAGCACTGAAGTGGACTAGAGACATTTCTTTTGATGGTCTGGCCCAAAGAATGGTGGAATCTGATATACAGAATATAAGAAATGAATAGAAATTTTAAAGACCCGCTTTATAAAAATTGGCGGACTCAGGTGTATAAAAGAGATGGACACCAATGTCAATGGCCAGAATGTGGCTCTAGAGGCAGATTAAACGCTCATCATATAAAGACTTGGGCGGGGAATCCTGCTCTTAGATTTTCTATTGCTAATGGAATAACATTGTGTTGGAGGTGTCATAAAAAGGTTCACGGTAAAGAAGAATATTACGAAAAGTTCTTTTTTAGCATTTTGTTAAGAAGGTCTATTGAAGATGGATAAGTTTTTAGTCATAAGGGATACCAGAGAGAAAGATGGCTGGTATTTTAAAGAGAGTAGTTATTGTCAAGGGATGATAGACCAAAAGCTTGACACAGGAGATTATTCTGTTCAGGGCTTAGAAGATGTGTTGTGCATAGAGAGAAAAGGTAGCGTCTCTGAGATAGCCAACAATATAGTAGATAAGAGATTTGATAGAGAGCTCGATAGAATGAACGAGTTTAAATATAAATTCCTAATTCTTGAGTTTGGCATAAAAGATATAATGTCTTTCCCTGATGGTTCAGATATACCTAAGGCCAAGTGGGGTAAAATCAGAATCAAGGGCAACTTTATAATGAAAAGACTGGCCGAGATACAGACGAAGTATAATATACATGTTGTTCCTTGTGGGGATAAGACTTCTGCTTGGCATATGAGTAATAGCATAATGAAAAGAGTTTTTGAAATTGAAGGATAAAAATCTCAGTGAGCAATAAAGAAATCATAAAATCTGCTAACGATGCTTGGCTAGGGTTTGATGTAAACTCAGTAGAGCTCGATAATCCTTTGTCTAACAGAACTGCTGATGAAATCAAAAGACCAGATTTACATCTTCTAAAGCTAATGATGAATCCTAAGTACTTAGGCTTCACTACTAAGACATTGTTGAATGTGGAGCTTCTCCCCATTCAGATAGCTGTACTTAGAGAGCTATGGGAAAGACCTTTCCCTATGTTTGTAGCAAGTCGTGGTTTTGGTAAGTCATTCATGCTATCTCTTTATGCAATGTTAAAATGTGCTCTAGTTCCCGGTACTAAGGTTGTGATTGTTGGCGCTGCATTTCGTCAGTCTAAGGTCATATTTGAATACATGGAAACTCTCTGGAGAGACTCTCCTGTCTTAAGAAGCATTTGTGACACTAATAGTGGCCCTAGAAGAGACACAGATAGATGTACTATGAGGATTAATGATAGCTGGACCATTGCAGTTCCTCTTGGTGACGGCACTAAGATTCGTGGTCTACGGGCCCACACAATCATTGCAGACGAATTTGCGTCTATTCCCCCTGCTATTTATGAGACTGTCGTTTCTGGTTTTGCTGCTGTCTCTGCTTCCCCAATACAAAATGTTAAAGACGCGGCAAAAAGAAAGAAGCTACAACAAGAAGGTTTGTGGACCCCTGACCTAGAACGTACATTTAAAGAGAAGAGCTCTAACCAAGCTATATTGTCAGGTACAGCCTACTACGACTTTAACCACTTTGCTGAATACTGGAAGCGTTATCACAAAATAGTTTCTAGCGGCGGAGACGAGAGAAAACTAGCTGAGCTTTTTGATGGAGAGATTCCTCAGGGCTTTGACTGGAGAGACTACTCTGTAATAAGAATACCTTATGAGCTTGTTCCAACGGGATTTATGGACCATAAGAATGTAACGAGAGCAAAGGCCACGGTACATAATGGTATATATCAAATGGAATATGGTGCTGTCTTCACGACAGACAGCGAAGGATTTTTTAAGAGAAGTCTAATAGAAAGATGTGTGACGAGTGACCAAAAGCCGGTTAACCTGCCATCGGGAGATATCTGGTTCGATGCTATGACCAGAGGGTCTAGTAGTAAGAAATATGTATATGGTATTGACCCTGCTTCTGAGCAAGATAATTTTAGCATTATTGTTTTAGAATTAAATATAGACCATACTAGAGTTGTATACGGATGGTCCACCAATAGAACACAGTTTAAGAAAAGAATCAAAGAAGCAAGGGATGCCGGATTAGATATAGAGCATGACTATTATCATTACTGTGCTCGTAAGATTAGAGAGTTAATGAAGGTGTTCCCTGCTGAGATTATTGGTCTAGACAAGCAAGGGGGAGGGGTAGCAATCGAAGAAGCTCTTCATGACCCGGATAAGCTACAAGAAGGAGAACATGTAATATGGCCTATTGTAGACCCTGAGAAAGAGAAAGATACGGATGTAGAAGCTGGACTTCATATCTTAGAATTGGTACAATTCGCTAAGGCCGATTGGACGGCAGGAGCAAATCACGGATTAAGAAAAGACCTTGAAGATAAAGTGTTATTGTTCCCTAGGTTCGACCCAGTTACTATCGGCCTTGCTATCGAAGACGACAAGAGAGCTTTGCAAGCAGGAGACAAAACCAGACTCTATGACTGTCTAGAAGACTGTGTAATGGAACTAGAAGAGCTCAAAGATGAACTCTGCACAATTGTTATGTCTAAGACTAGCATTACTGCAAAAGACAAGTGGGACACTCCAGAAATAAAATTACCCAACGGAAGAAAAGGACGGCTACGAAAGGACCGCTACAGTGCCCTGTTGATAGCCAATATGATAGCTAGAACATTGATTAGAGCCCCAGAGGCTCCTAAGTATACCATGATTGGCGGTACAACAGAAACCCTAGACAAAGCTAAGAATGGCCAGATGTATAACGGTCCAGAGTGGTACACACAGGGAATCAATCAAGGAATATGCAGAGGAATCTCCAGAGAGTGACCTATAAAATTCTTTATACCTCTAATATAGCAGGTAACTGTAGTTACGGTATCTACGTTATTTCTTGCCCAACCAAACATTTTCTATTAAAAGCCATGAAACTTTAACATTCTTCTTGTCAGGTGTATTATACAGTATAATTACATTTGTTTTACAATATGATTACAAGGTAAAAAAATGGGTAAAAGAAAATACTCAAGCGCAGAAGACCTATCAAATGAATCTGAAGCTGGATTAGGTTTTGTGACATGGGCAAACGAAGAGGAAAGAATAGTAGCTCTAAACGAATCCGCCAAGGCTTATGAAGAATATCGGATGGTGGATAGAAGTGGTTCTGCATCGGCAGGTAGATACCGTAGCTATAAAGATTTAGATAAAAATGTGTCTGGCCGTCCCGGATTGACTAGGAGGGACTACGAGCAATTTAGGCCCGGAGAATCTGTCCCTTCTAAGCATTCTGATATCATAAAGGCTGCGAATACAGCATACCAAAGAGTTGGTCTAATCAGAAACATCATAGACTTGATGGGAGACTTTGCTACTCAGGGAATACGCTTAGTACATCCAAACAAGAGAATAGAAAAGTTCTATCGGAATTGGTTCTCCAAAGTAAAGGGCAGAGAGCGCTCTGAAAGATTTCTTAACAATCTCTATAGAACCGGTAATGTAGTCATCCGTAAACAGACAGCTAAGATTAATTCTAAGGGACAAAAAGAGCTATTCAAGTCTCAAGCTGAACCAGAAACGGAAATGACATTCTTAAAAATCTCAAAGAGAGAGATACCTTGGAAGTATGTATTCTTAGACCCTAGCACGATAAATGCAATAGGCGGTGAGCTAGCCTCTTTTGTAGGCAATCCAAGACATGCTATTAAGTTGCCTCCTAAGCTTAAAAGAATTATAAACTCTCCTAGAAATGACGCCGAAAAGAAGTTAGTCGCACAATTACCAAAAGAAATAATTCAAGCTGCAGCTTCCGGAAAAGCATATCCTCTTCCTGAAGACAAGACTCTTGTTTTTCATTACAAGAAAGACGATTGGCAGAACTGGGCTCATCCAATGATTTATGCAATCTTAGATGATGTGATGCTTCTTGAAAAATTAAAACTTGCTGATGTAGCAGCCCTAGATGGAGCTATATCAAATATTAGAATTTTTAAACTTGGTAATCTAGACCATAAAATTGCTCCAACTGCTGCCGCAGCGTCTAAGCTAGCAAACATACTTGAGAATCATGTCGGAGGCGGTACAACCGACTTAGTATGGGGTCCTGATATAGAACTAGTAGAATCTAAAACATCGGTACATCAATTCTTGGGTCAGGAAAAGTACGTACCTACCCTGAATTCCATTTATGCCGGATTAGGAATCCCTCCGTCTCTTACAGGGCTCTCTGGAAGCAGCGGAAGCTTTACAAGTAACTTCATGTCATTGAAGACGCTTGTTGAAAGACTTGAGTATGGACGTTCTGTTCTAGTCTCGTTTTGGGAAAAAGAAATATACGAAGTACAGAAAGCTATGGGTTTTAGATTCCCTGCCACTGTTGAATTTGATAAGATGTCTTTGACCAATGAGGACTCTGAAAAATCTCTTCTTATACAGCTTGCAGATAGAAATCTTATTAGTGAAGAAACGCTACAAAGAAAGTTTGGTGACAATCCAGATATGGAGAAACTTAGAATAGTGCGAGAAGACAGAGATAGAGACAGGGGAAGAAGACCTGAAAAGGCAAGTCCTTATCATGACGCTAACGGAGAGCTAGGGCTTAAGAAGATTGCTTTGCAAACAGGTATTGTCGCGCCAGCAGAGGTTGGTCTTGAGCTAGAAGATAAGATAGAAGGACAAAAGAGTGGAGTAGAAATGAAAGAAGCTCAAACTAAGAATACTCCGGGTCCTGATAAAGAGGGTCTTCCAGATACTCCAAATCAAGGCAGACCAAAGAACTCAAAAGACAAGTCTCCAAGAGAATCCAGAACTGTGAACCCTATAACAAAAGCTGTCACACAGGCTAAAGCAAAAATAGCCCAAGAAGCAATTTCTAAAATAGTAAATCCCCTTATTCTTGAAATGTATAAAAAGAAAGACTTGAGAAGTTTAAGTAGCACTCAGACAGACGAGGCTGAGAGCATAAAGTTTGGGGTTCTCTATAACCTTTCTTCTTTGTCTGATACTTCTCCTAAGAATATACATAGAGCTCTCTCGAAGGCTATTCCGTCAGATATTTCTGTATCTTATAACAATTGGATTGGAGAGTTTGTAAAAGAGATTGGCAGAAAACCGACGCTTGAAGAATCAAGAAGCATACAAGCAGTTATATATTCGGAATCTAAAGCTCATTAAAACACCATTTTTAATAAATCTGGTGTATACTTTAGTAAGCTAACGAGGTATAATAAGATATGATTAGAATACATACAAAAGAACTTGAAGACGGCATGGCAGAGCTAGTGCAGGCAAATGCTTCTATAGCATATACCTGCCCTCTAAATGTTGCAAACCCAAGTGAAGAAAAAAAATCTAAAATAGCGGCATCCGTTAAAGCTCAAGCAGCTAGCAACAAGGGTCAATCAGACCTTTATTACTTAGACTCTGTTTTAGTTACGACATGCTGGAATAAGAATGATGACGTATTCGATAAATCTGAGGTTTGGGCGGCACGAAACACCCCAGAAGACAAACCTTTCAATATCGAACATGACGAAAACGAAATCATTGGACACATAACAGGTAACTGGATTATAGACGAACAAGGCCAAACTGTTTCGCAAGATTCATTGGCTGAAGGTTTGCCAGATACCTATCATATAGTGACAAGTTCTGTGATGTATAGACATTGGTCAGACCCAAAATTGCTTGAAAGAACGACTGAGTTAATCGAGCAAATAGAAGCTGGCAATAAATTTGTTTCAATGGAATGTCTATTCACAGACTTTGACTATGCTCTAGCATCGGACTTAGGTCAGATGCAAACCCTTGGTAGAAATGAAGAGAGCGCATTCCTCACTAAGCATTTGAGGGCTTATGGAGGCACCGGTGTTTATCAAGGATATAAAATTGGAAGACTTTTAAAGAATATTGCATTTTGTGGTCATGGCTTAGTTAATAAGCCTGCCAATCCATCTAGTATCATTTTCGACAAATATAACCCCTTTGTAGCGCCGACTGAAGGAAGCTTAGCAGTTTTTGAATTTTCTGCGGCCGCGCAACAATCTGTTTTACCAAAAGAGGAGACAGAAATGGCTGATAATCTCGATTTTTATAAGAATCAAGTAGATGAGCTTAAGGCCTCCGTTAATTCTCTTTCTGAAGAAAAGAAAGAGCTCGAAAGCAAGCTTTCACAAGCTGACGCTAAAG